GATTGCCCGCACTGAGACACACAACGCCGCCAGCTACGCATCGCTGGAAACGGCAAAGCAGTTGAGCATCCCCAACGTCAAAAAGCAGTGGGTTTCCGTGAGCGATGCGCGCACCCGCAGCCACCACAGCCGCATGAATGGCACGCAGGTGGAGATGGATGAGGACTTCACGGTTCCCTACAACGGCGTCGAGTACAAGATGGAGCGGCCCGGTGATCCAAGGGGCGGGGCGGCGAACGTCATAAACTGCCGGTGCGTCCTAATCTACGTCACGCACGAGGATGAGGTGGTGGATGATGAGCCGAAGCCACCAGAGCCGACAGACAAGCCCACCACCTTCACACCGATCAACCCGCAGGCGTTGACCACCAAGTTGCCGAGGGACGCGAGGAGCGCCATGCGGAACCGCTTGAGCGCAGCGGCGGCAGACCCGCGCTATCACCAGCGCAGCCGGTTCAGGGGGCGGTCAGAGAATGACTACGGCAAGCTGCGAGGGCATGAGGACAGCATCATTCCGTGGCTGGAAGCGTCAGTCGCAGAGACTGAGGACTTGGCGAAGATGTTCAACGTGCCGGAGTTGCGCGGCACCAAGCGTCTGAGCAGACAAAGTAGAGCATCAATGAATATGGGCGACGGTGTATTAGGGGTGAACGATGATTATATGGGGGGTCTTTTGGGCGAGTTGCCACGCCAGCCACAATCTGTAATTGGCTGGAAGCCGGACTTTGATGACGTTCGGTGGAACACGAGCAAGGACGGCAGGGGCTTTGCATCAGATCAATACCTATCAACCGGGTATGAAAAGTTCCGCGCCATCGTGTTCCACGAGTTCGGGCACCACGTTCACCAGATGTACCGGTGGGATACTAAAAGATGGGATAATGGGGAAAGGTTGCGGCCGCCTATTGAGGCGGAATTGACGCAGATCACTGGCAGGAAAGGCCCGTCAGTGTATGCCAACACGAATAGTCAGGAATGGTTCGCGGAAAACTTCGCGCTCTATTTTAGCGATAAGAAGGACATGACTGATCCTAAGTTCCAAAAACTAATTGAGAGGATGATGGACGATGCCTACTGAGGAGCAGAGGAGATTGGCAGACGAAGTCACAGCGATCTTCCAATCAGAAACCGTTACGCAGAGCGATCTTGATAGGGCCAAGCGGCTGATGCGGGACTGGCCGGATGAGATGGAAGTGCTCAAGGTGAGCATATATGAGACGATCTACCGGATTGAAGATGACACGCTCTAATGGTCGCCCATGGGTTGCATCTGGACGTGGATGTTGTCTAATGGGTCAGCGATGGATATATTGCACGCAAAGGGGTAGGATTTATGCCAGTCCCTAAACCGACTCAAGGCGAGAGCGAGTCACAATTTATGGAACGGTGCATGGACAACCCGACCATGCAAGCTGAGTACCCCGCCCGTGACCAGCGTGTCGCGGTATGCCTCAGCAGCTATCAAGATGGCGGCGGTAAGGAGGCAGACGTGACGCTGGATACTTACGAAGAACACACCGATATTGAGAGCGAAGTCGAGGAAAAGCAGCACCTCGATGTCAGCTTTGAGTTCAAAGCAGACCCGGATGGCGAGGATGAAGGCACCTTCATGGGCTACGGGTCGGTATTCAAGAACAAAGACCTCGGCAATGATGTGGTCATGCCGGGCGCGTTCGCAAAATCCCTAGCACGCAAAGGCGCTCGTGGAATCCGTATGCTCTATCAGCACAAGGCTGAGGAAGTGATCGGCGTCTATGAGGAAATCCTTGAGGACGAAAAGGGTCTCAAAGTGAAAGGCCGCCTAGCGATGGGCACGCAGCGCGGGCGCGAGGTCTATGAATTGATGAAGATGGGCGCTATTGATGGCCTGTCTATTGGTTATCGAGTTGATCCGCGCAAGGGCGTCGATTATGACGACCGTGGCAAGAAGCGGATGCTCAAAGAGGTTGATCTGATGGAGATCAGCGCCGTCACCTTCCCGATGAACACCCGAGCGAGGGTATCCGGGGTAAAAGGTGAGGAGCGTACCGTTCGTGAGTGGGAGGCATTCCTTCGGGAGGAAGGCGGTCTATCACGCAGCGAAGCTAAAAAAGCGGCAAACGCCGTTTCCAATGCTTTAGACCAGCGAGAGGTTGGCGATGAGCAAGAGACTGACTTGGTGGATTCACTCACCAAACTCAGAAGCGTTCTACAGGACTAGGAGACAGACCAATGTCTGATGATATTAAGAAGGCCGTAGATGACGTTGCCACCGCCTTCGAGGAGTTCAAGGCTACGAACAACGAACGGCTGGCACACATCGAAAAGAATGGTCAGGCTGACCCCCTCGTTGAGGAGAAGCTGGCTAACATTGAAAAGGACCTTGATCGGTTCGAGGACATCAACCAGAAGCTCACCACCGCTGCCGAGCAGCAGAAGCAGGTCGAGGAGAAGATGGCTGACTTTGAAGCCATGCTCAAGCGCCCTGATGCTGGCGTTGATGGTAAGCAGGCTGATGTCGCGTTGAAGTCGTTTGATAAGTGGCTGCGGAAAGGCAAGGAGAACATGGAGCCTGATGAGGTGAAAGCCCTGTCGGTCTCTGATGACACCCGTGCCGGTTTCTTGGCCCCGCCAGAGTACGTCCGTGAGTTGATCAAGACCATCACGGAAGTCACCCCGTTCCGCAGCGCGGCTCGCGTTCGGCAGACCACCCAGAAGTCCGTCCAGATGCCTTCGCGCACCCAGACGTTCTCAGCGGAGTGGGTTGCAGAGCAGGGCACCCGAGCGGAGACGCAGGGCTACACCACCCAGCTTGAGGAAATCCCGACCCATGAGTTGTATGCGCTGATCGACATCAGTGAGCAGGAACTTGAGGACTCGGTGTTCGACCTTGAGGCGGAGATGCAGAGCGAGTTCGCTACGCAGTTCGCTAAGGCTGAGGGTCTGGCTTTCATCAGCGGTGATGGCGTTGGCAAGCCCGAGGGTGTCCTGACGGACAAAAATGTAGGCACGACCAACAGTGGCAGCGGCACTGAGTTGACGACTGACGAGTTGATCACGTTGGTGCATGACATCAAATCTGACTACGGTCAGAACGCACTGTTCATGTTCAACCGCAAGACGCTCGCAGCCATCCGCAAACTCCAGACGGATAGCGGTGACTATGTGTTTCAGCCCGGCATGATGCTGACGGCGGGTGTCCCGAACACCATCCTCGGCTATGCCTACGTTGAGGCCCCGGACCTTCCGGATGTCGCAGCCGGTACTAAGCCGATTATTTTCGGTGACTTCAGCCGTGGCTACATGGTCGTGGATCGGGTCAACCTGTCAGTTCTGCGCGATCCGTTCACGCAGGCCACGACCGGTAACGTCCGCTACGTCGCACGTCGCCGCGTTGGCGGTCAGGTGGTGCTTCCTGAAGCAATCCGCACCATGACCATCGCATCGTAAGGAGACTGAAAGATGGCTAGAGATCTAGTAAATAGCGTTGACGTCGCTTCGACGATTGACGCCGCCGTTCTGAGTTCTGATACCAATGGCAGTGGCATTGATCTTCAGGGCTTTGAGAGTGCAACCGTTTCGGCGAATCTTGGCACCGGAGGCATCACGTTCTCCGGCACCAATAAGATTGAACTCAAGCTGGAGCACTCGGATGACGACAGCACCTATGCTGCGGTCACCGGTGACAGTGAGGTTCTGGAAGGCAGTGTGGACAGCAATGGCGTGTTCTTCACCGCTAACTCCGCCGGTTCAACCCCCGCCGTGCCGACCATCGGCTACCGGGGTGGTAAGCGGTATGTGCGGGTAGTCGCTGACTTCAGCGGCACGCACGGCTCGGGAACGCCGATTGGCGTCACCGTCATCAAAGGTCACCCGCGTTCTACGCTGGAGTCCTGATGGCGCTCGGGGGGTGGGGCTGCGGCCCCGCCTCCTGACTTATTTTGAATGGAGGAACGGCCATGCTATATAAAATGCTCACGTCAGCGCGAGGCGCGGCCAATGAACAGGGCACGCAAGTCCGGTTGTACGCAGCAGGCGAGACGCTAGTGGCAGATGCGCCGTGGAAGGAAGCCATGATTCAGGCGTTTGTAGACGCCGGATTGGCTGAGCAGGCCCAGACTACCGGGCCAACGGAAACAAAGGCAGAGACAGCCGTTGAGGACGCCTCAGCGCCTAAAGCAGCACCGAAGCGCCGTACCGCGCCAGCCCGACGTAAAACCACCGAGGGCTAATCAGTGGGCGCAGCCACCTATCATCTGAAGATCGAGCAGGGATCAACCCTCCGTCTGGATATCACCTACAAGGATGAGAGCGGCGATCCGGTTGATCTGAATGGCTACGTCGCGCGTATGCAGCTACGGCGACGGATTGATGATGAGGAGCCGGTGTTGGAATTGACGACGGGAAACGGTCGTCTGACGCTAGGCGGCGCAGATGGTACAGTTGAGATCAACGTCAATGCGAGCGACACCGAGGGGCTGGACGCGACAGAGGGCGTCTACGACTTAGAGTTAGTCAGCGGCGCTGGAATCGTTGATAAGCTACTGCGCGGGACCTTTGAGATAATCCGCGAGGTGACACGATGACAGACAAACAGGTCACCATCGTGCAGGACTCAAAAGAGGCGGTCATTAACACCACGAGACTCGAGGTGGTGACCGTTGGAACACAGGGTCCAGCCGGGCCTAGCCTAATTGGGGGGAAGCCAATTCCGGGGGACACGACACCGCCCACGGATGACCAGCTTCTCCAGTATGATGCGACAACAGATGCGTGGGTCTTTACCAACGAGATTGACGCGGGGACGTTCTAGGAGGCGGCCATGGCTAATACGATCAGAATCAAGCGCAACGTCACAGACAGCGCAGCACCGACAACGGCGGAGATTGCCAAGGGTGAGCTAGGCTTCACCGAGGCCAATCAGAAGCTCTTTTACCGCACCAACGACGATCAGATCGTTGAGATCGGTGGTGAGGGCGCGTTCCTCAAGTCCAATGAAGATGACACCTTTGACGGCAACCTGACCGTCGCCGGTGACCTCACCGTTCAGGGCACCACCACGCAGGTGGACAGCACCACGGTTGAGATTGCAGACGCCATGCTCTCGCTCGCTAAAGACAATAGCGGGAACACGGTCGATTCAGGCTTCTACGCGCAGTACAACGACGGTAGCGAGAAGTACACCGGTCTGGCGCGTGACGCTAGTGATGACGGCAAGTACATCCTCTATGACGGCGTAGGCGCAGAGCCGACCACCACGGTGCCGACCAACGACGCCGGGTTTGAAATTGCCACGTTGAAGGCGAACATTGAGGGTAATCTGAGCGGCAGCCCGACCATCACTGCACCCACCATCGCCACCTCGCTGGATATGAACGGCAATGAGTTCATTCTGGACGCTGACGGCGACACCAGCATCACCGCTGATACGGACGATCAGATTGACGTTCGCATAGGTGGCGCTGATGAATTGAGCATCACCGGCACGGGCATTACCCCGACGACAGACGGTGGCATGAGCCTCGGTACATCGAGCAAAAAGTTCAGCGACCTGTTCGCCAGCGGCACGGTTAATCTGGGCAGCAA